AGTATCAATGCCTATAATTCTCACTCTTTCGTCATTGAGCCAGACACCGAAACCTAAATCAATATCAATATCAACGGTATCACCGTCAACAACTTTTCTAATTTTGCATTTATACTCGTACATTTGATTTTTCCTTTGTTTTTTATAATAACTATTTATAAGGGCTTTACAAATCGTTTAGAATATGTTATAATAGAGACTATGGATAAAGATGAAAAAATAATGAGAGAAGTACAAGATGATATGACTAAATTATTGGTAAAATATCAAAATAATCCCTTAGTATCACTTGCCATGGTATTGAAAACAGCGATAGATTGTTATGTTGCCGCTTTGGGTGAAGAAGGTACTAAAAAAATACTAGAAAATGCAATTGATTCGGTAAAAAGTGGTCAACACTCAATATTTTCACCAGAAATGATGAAAAAATCTCTACATTAGAACAAAACAAGAACAAAATCAAGTAAATTGAATTAGATTCAACCTAAGTTGACCATTTTTATGGGTTTTTATCCATTTTTCTCTTGACTCTTAGTCCTTTTTGTTGTATAATATGTATATATTATGAAAAAAACACAGAAAATAAGGGTTTTTAAGGGTTTTAGAGTGTGTCAAAATGCGCCTCTTAAATCGTTGAAAAATAAGGGTTTTATTCCATGGAATAATCCATTTTTTTCTTGCAATCAAACTCGTTTTAGTGTATAATATGTGTATATTAAATAAAAAAAGGAGACTACATTATGTCAAAGACTAAAAATTACTACTGGGATTGTGCTGAGAAAGAATCAGACGCAATCATACTTAACTTTTGCGAAGGTAAGATTTCTTATGATATTGCAAAAGAACAATTATCAAATGTTGAAGGTATCGAACTTGTCGGTATTGATGAATACAATGTTGATGAGGTTCTAGATTCTGAACTTGAAATCTACAAAGAAAAGGAGACTGCTTAATGATTACTGTTTCAAAGTCTGCCGAGACACTACAAGACGGTATTAAAAATATGATGGCTGGTGCTAAAGAAGATTATGCTCAAGGAATGGGTAGAAACGAATCTGCTTACACTAAACAAAAAATTGAAAACTATGAATCTAATACTACTGTTAGAGAAGGTAAAAAATATATTAAAGTTATCTATGACAGGTCAGTATTTGCTTTTATAGTAAAAGAAGATTTTAAACATTTCAAAAAAGGTGATGTTTTAAAACCCGCTGGGTGGGCGGCACCTGCTCTTAATCAACCAAGAGGTAATGTTCTTACTGGAAATTACCCAATACAATGGACTGGTCCATTATACTTAAACTAAACAAAAGGAAAACTATATTATGAATAAAATACAATTAATCAAGGCTGGCATCCAACAATTGTCTTTAACTGAACTGAATGAACTTTCTAGTTTTATTAGTGATGTTAAAGTTATGAATGCTAAATCTTCATTGTCTGTTGGACAAAAAGTGTTTGTTGTTCAAAAGACTAAAAAAACTCCTGGTGTAATTACTAAGATTAATCAATCTAGATGTGTAGTAGATATGCTCGGTAGAAGTTATAGAGTACCAATGTCAATGTTAGAGGCTGCTTAATGAATACATTTTTTAGTCTCACAGGTATAATGAGTTTTATATTCGCTGTCGGTTGTATTGACGGTGGATATAATGGAGTTCCTATGAATGATAACTGGTTAGGATTTAGTATCTTTACCATCATAGGTATCGTATCAATGTTTATCGTAATAATTAACCAAAAAGGAGAAGATATGTTATGAGTATAGGTGATGATTATATAAAAGACCCTATGGAAGAAGTGTTGGCTGAAAACCTTGTTGAGGTTATTGCCACAATGACCGAAGAACAGAGAGATAAATTTGTAGATAGTTTTGTGTCTAAATGGCCTAAACTCGCAAGTGAGATTTCTTTTAATATCGATTCTAACTTACAGGAGATTATGAGTGTTAATTAAAGTAGATGATAAAGTATCCGTAAATACTAGAAATGTTTTACCAAGAGAAGGTAAGATAACTGATATATCTCTTGCCCTAACGACAAGTGATCCTGCAGGTGAGAATGGTATACAGGTACAAGAATATGATACTGATATGGGCTATAATGGTTCAATTGGATATGTAACAGAGAATGGTGACCAATATTGGGCATACTTCTCACAAATTGAAAAGGACATATAATGACAGGCGAAGAAAGATTTATTACGGCAATACTAACTCAAGCAGTTGAAGATACCATGTACATGGGAAAAAGAAAATTTCATTTAAAACATAAGGTCGAAGCAATCGACTGGATACTGAACAATGAAAGTGAACATCATTGGTCGTTTCTTAACTATTGTACTATGCTTGGTTTATCACCCTCTAAGATACAAAGTAAAGTTAAAGGATTTATTGATCCTAAATTAACTACAATTCAAAAAAAGATAATAAAAGATAATATGAAAAAAGGAAGACAAGATGACAATAGACTACAAGTTTAATGAAAATGTAATTGTAAATGATATAATGGATTATATTAATAAAACATATGACTCACATTATGCACAAACTAAAAACTATCAGGCTACAGAAATTATCATAGACCAAGGTCATGGTACAGGTTTCTGTATGGGCAATATTTTAAAGTATGCTCAGAGATACGGCAAGAAAGAAGGTCGTAATAAAGCTGACTTAATGAAAGTTATACATTATGCTGTTATACAATTATCGCAAGACCATTATCAATGCAATTCAAAAATAGTTGCACCAAAAGAACCTATGGAAAAAGTTTTAGATGAAGATGGATTTTCTCATGGACGCTCTGAACTAAGGTCTGTTATGTCTGAAAAATATAACAAGTCTTAATTAAAAGACAAAGGATTGTCAGAATGACAATTGATTTTAGAGAAATCTATTCAACTTTAACTCTAAATATTTTACAGATGAAAAACTATAAATTAACAAAACGAGAAAAAGAAGATACTGCTTCCTTTATAGGAGGCACTTATGCAATTTGTGTTTCTTCTTTAGTGTTCTTTATACTATCATCACTTTCGATATAGTTTTTTTCAAACCACTTCCAGTATATCTTATCATTAAAAATTTCAATCATACTATTATAAGATATTTTGTCTTGTAGTATATCCTCTGCTAGACTTTCATATTCATAAGTATCTATCTTTACCTTTCTAACTGGTGGTAGTTTAGATAGTACGAACCATGTTCTTTGCTGTTTATTCATTCCGCTCCAAGCTAGCTTAGGTGGGTTTTTGAAGGACTTACATGAGTACTTATAATAATCGAGAATTATATATCTAGTGTGTAAATGAAGAAAAACATACTAATGACTTGGAAAACGACCGTCTAGGACGCCGCTCAGGCGGTCTTTAGGGGTCAAGTGATAGTATAGTACCCCTCTTATTTTGTGAAATTAAACTCGTAACCGATTACAATACCAATATTCTCTTTTTCGTATTCGTAAGAGGGAGAAACAAACCAACCTCGATCCGTGTATCTCATAAACGGTACAATATCGCCACCACTATAACCAGTAGCGAGACCAATCTCTAAATGTACGAAACGGTCTAATGCATATTCTTTACCAGCATATAAACTGATATTGTTTTCGCTATTATAGAAAACACCTGTAATCGTATTGTCTATTTGGCAACGAGCATGAGGGTGAATATTATTGTAGTTATTTTCGAGGCCTATATGCATTGATATAGCCATGAGTAGTGAAAGACAAGTATTCAATTAATTATTGACTGGTGCATTTGCACGCCATTGATAGCATGACCAGTATCTCGCTGTTGTCTTGTCTTTTGCTGTATCGCAATTGTGCCTTGCACGAAATGATTTTCTTCTTGCAGGATCGTCTCGTTTGATTGATAAACCTGTTGTATCACCAAATGATACCTTTTTGACTTTATCGCCATCTTTGACATAAACATAGAACTTCTTACTACCGCCTCGTATTGGGTCATTCAGTTTGACCTTCTTACCTTGATACTCAGCTTCTGTAATCTCTAAGTCTTGATAAGTTTCCTCACAAAGACAATCTATTGCTTCTACTTGTTTTAATGTTTTCATATTGAATATTTATAAGAGATTTTTTCCAAGAATTTTTTTAGAATTTTTTTCCATGGAGAGAGGTCAGTCTCCCGACCCCTCTACCTAATACTTATACGTCCTCTACACGATTGTATTCAGAGGTATCTTTTGCAATACTTAATGCCATACTTTGTATGCCTTGTATTTTATTGTCAATTTCTACCTGTGTCGCTTTAGGGGTTTCGTACTTCATTTTATATAATACTTGTGCTTCGTCATGCATAACACGAATACGATTCACAAATTCACTTATTTTATGTAGCATTGTTTCCTAACTCTCCTTTACGAAATAACTCGAGCTGTTCCTCTTTTGACTTCGTTTGTTCTTTCAGAGAAAGTGTATAGAGTCTGTCTTTAATCTTTAATTTCTGTTTTTTGAGGTCTGTGATGAGTTCTCGATTATAATGATTCTTTCGTTCTAGATTCTCAATTCTTGTATCAAGATGTCTATGTAAGGCTTTTGCCTTAGAGTTTGTAGCAGTTGACATAAATTTCTCCTGTTTCTAAAAATTAGAATAAACTCTACGAGTATTTCTCAATAGAGTGTACTCACTAATATTTAGTAGAAAAAGAAATAGTATACCAAACCACCAATTATCGTGATATCAGCACAGATAGACCAAAGTATATAAAGTCTAAACATCCATTTGCTTATTGTACCTACTAAGGGGTTCTTCAGCATTTTTACCCTCCATAATTATCGTCAGCATTTCTTTTCTCCTTATATCTATTATATCACAATTAGAACAAAATGTAAAGCACTAACAAGATTAAACATATCTCGCCAATTGCTTTATAATCGTTCTCTCTTATCTCGTCTTTTGTATATTTCATCTAAATGGCTTTGCAGTTAAGAGACCAATTAATGCTATTACAATTGTAGGTAGCATTAGCACATTAGCACTTAACATATGAGTTGACCACATGAATAATATAATTAAGACCATTACTAAGAGTAGTAGTCTAAATGCACCGTTGAATATATCGTTTACCATCATTTACTTTTCCTTGTCTTTTCCTACTTGAGGAAATTTTATACTAATTTTTGGTTGCAGCCGTTTGAGATAGCATTTATCTATATCACAACAGATCCCTTATGTACTCTAACAGGTCTTAGCCGACAATCGACCCCCCTCTTAGTTAAGGTTAATAATGTTACCGTTGATGTCTTGTTCAGAAGCATTCATCTCATGCTCGCCTGTAACACTTTCTTTCTTACTTGCAGCCGTCTCTGTAATTGCACCACCAACCTTAATGTTTAATGCTTGTGCAACATCTATGTTCATGTTCTTACCTGCCTTGAGGTTGACATCGCCCAGCTGGGATATAAGATTAATGTCGCCGTCTTGTACTTCTATTGTTACATTACTCTTAGCCCCTACTTCTATGTTATAGTTGTTGCCTTCTTCAGCAGAGGCATTGACTTTCACTCGTAGACCCTTATCAATTGTTTGTTTAGCGTCCCCTTGTATATGTACATAGTCATCAGCCGTCGTGAGGGTGTAGTTGTCTTTCTTTACTCTTGTGACCTTCGTACCATCGTTAAATATCTC